GCACCCCCAGTTAGCGCAGCCCGCGACCAAATATTTGTTGAGCCGTCGTGCGCCGCCGTGCAGACGTAAATGTGTGTTGTGCTGACGGCCACCATGCCAGCGGTATCGCCGGCAGCGCCAACGCTCGACGTTGGCACGGCGCGTTTAATGATTACCTCGCGAAATGCATCGCCCGCCGAAACAACGGGATAACCAGCGCGCGACCACATCATAATGCCGTCATCTCTGGCGCTTTCGTTGCCTGTCTGCTGCACCAGATTTGACTTGTTTTGGCTTAAAAACGCGGTGACGCGGTTGGCCCAAATACGCCAATCGCTGCCGTAGGGTTGCGGAACGCGATACTGCTCCATTAGCGGCGGCCCCCGGCAACAACGTCCAGCCGGTTAATTCCAACGCGCCAATCAGCCAGACGCGCGCCGGTCAGGCGCATCCGCATTTGACGGCCAGTAAATCGCAGGGACGTTGGGTTGCTCATGCTGTACGGGCCATACGTCCGCTCTGTGCCATTCGGCGCGAAACGCGTTTTAAACGTGGCTGTGACGTCGCCCTGCGTCTTTTCATCGGGCAGCATTTCGGTAACGCTGGCCACCTTATCGCCGGACCCCAGCATAATCGGGCCAGTTTCGGCAAACGGCGTCAAGCCGCTATACGCAAAACTTACCTCATGCTCGTAGATTTTTTTATCCGTGGGGTCGCACATCATTGGCAACGCAAATGCGCCGGCGTCAGCCCCGGCAGTGCGGGCAAGCTGGCCAATGTACCACGTATTTTCAACATAATTATATACGACATATCTGTCATTTTCAGTGCTGGACGCTGACGGGTAAAACCAGAATATCTCACCAAACCCCTGCAACGGCATGGCAAATGTCTTGCCAATTTGTGCACGGTTAATATCGCTAAATACATAGTCCGCCACGTCGCACGGCAGCTCTTGCACGTTATTCCCAGTGAATGCGTAAAAGCTGTTTAGCCCCATCCAAAAAACGCCAGCATCAACGCTGGCATAGGCCAAATGCGCGGCCAAACCGCAGCTCGCCCCAACTTGGTCTATGCCGAAAACGTAGGGCGGCCCCAAATATGTTGCACTATGGGCGTCTGTGCTGGTCAGGATTAACGTCTGGCCTTGTGCTCGAACGCCGGCCATAATTTTGCCGGTGGTCTGCAGCGTCAGGTCGCCTGCCTCGTTTGTCGCGCTTGGCGTCCAAACTGTATTGTTCTCGCGGTCACACCACTGCACTTTTCGGCTGTTGCCGCCTGCGCCGAGCGCCAATAAAAAACGCTCCTCAGTCACAACAATACTTTGATTGTTTGCTGGGGCGTTGCTTAACACAGCGGCCACTGCACTTGCGTTTAGCTGCCATTCGTAAATCTTGCCGTCATCACGATTGCACGCAACTAGGTATTCGCCCCACGGCTGCATCGCCCAACTTGTCGCCGGCTCAATGCGCGTTGATTCAACCCGTGGCGTGCCGTAGTATTCTTGCCCGTACAAACCGCCGCCGTAGCCAGTTGAGGCCGCCGCATCCTCGCGGCCTGCGGATAGGCCCACTGGGGTTATGTCTGATTGAGCGCCCAGCGTGTTATAAGCGTATAATTTGTTATATGTGCCGATTGCGATGCGTTGGTCCGCACTATTATCTGACCACGCCATCATGCCTCGCACTTTGGCGGCGGCAGCCGTGTCAGAACGAGTGCGCCACCCGCCGAGCGGGCGCATTGTGCCGTCAACCCAGCGCACCAAATTAGTGTCGCGCCAACGGCCCACAGATTGCAAATCTGTACCGTTACGATAGACGCCAGGCGGTATATTAATATCAATTAAAGCCATAGGCACAACATGTTGTTACAGACGCGAAAATATTACCACATGTTGTGGTGAATGCCAAAAAAGCGGCTATGGCTCGTTGGGCCATGTGATGTTGCTGGGAAATCCTGCCTGTGCTGGCACGTCACGCAATGCTTGTCTGTAGGTGCGCCATGAACTTTGGCTAACTGGCGAGTCAACAACCTGCGTCCAATCTGAGGCGGCAAGCAAACTATCTCGCTTAGCCCTGACCGCTACATCCAATCGATCCGCCACAGGCTGTTCAACAGGAATATCCTCTAAAATCCACGCTACGCCGTTCCACTTAGCTTGTTGACCGATTTTAGTGAATGGCGGGGCAGTTCTTACACAACCCGCTGGGATAAGCCAATTAGTGTTATCCAAAGGGTCTTGGTCTGCGACTGTAGTGCCTACGAAAACACCATTCAAATCGGTTTGATATACATTCATATCTGTGTCTCCTTAGTGTTTGATGCAAGCCAGCAGGGCTATGTTGCGTGGACGAGTTTCCGTGCCACCTGTCGGCCCACTCGACCCTGAGTTAGCGACTGAGGTTGTGCTGTGTTGGTTATAAAGGTGTCCGGGGTATCTGCTATTCGGTATAGCATTAATACTACCAGCATCGGCGCTGCTGAACATATTGTGAGTGTGACTCTTAAACGCGTCTGCTTGCGCCGAACCAAATGCCCGACTGCTATCAACACCACGACTATCATCCCAACCTCTAGGAAACTCACCACGAAGGTCAGGGAGGTTAAAAGTACTAGAACCATCTCCCGCGCCAAATGTAGTGCCTATTGCCGTAAATAAAGCAGAATAAGTGGAACGTGAAACGGCTGCACCATTGGCTTTCAAAAAACCAGAAGGTGCAGTGTTAGCTGCGTGGTAAATTACTGCGCCCGTAGGCACAGGCGTGCTTACTGCCGCTGGGGCTGCATAGCTTATGTCAGTGCCATCGCCAGTAAGCACGCCTGTGCCAATGGGCAAAGCTGTCGGGTCGCCGTTTGCATTGCCATAGATAATCGACCCGCGCGTCAAGCCTGCCATCTTCGCAAGCGTAATAGCGTTGTCCTGCACGTCTGCCGTCTCAACCGTGTTGTCGGGCAAGCTGGGCGCAACGCTAAACGTCACGGCCCCACCGTTTGCAATCGTCATCGCCGCGTCGCCGTCAGTAAATTTAATTTCTGCCGTTTGGATGATTGGCGAGGTCAGGCTTGTTGAGCCTGTTAGCGTGGTGCCAGATATTGCGGCAGGCGTTGCGCCGCCAATAACCGCGCCGTCAATTGTGCCACTGTTTATGTCGATGCCAGTGACGGCTGTGCCGCCGCCTAAAATTGAGTCAATGCTGTCCAAACCGGCGTTGATTTTGGTGCCCCAAGAGTTTTCACTAGCCCCAACCTCTGGCTTGACCAAGCTGTAATTTGTTGTGTTCGTATCGGCCATTTCGTTACCTCAGATTTATGCGGCAGTTTGCCAGATTTCCGCCGGCGTCTCAACATTGCCGCCGGACTGCGGGGTCCAGATGTCAGCGTCGGACACGGCAGAAACTTGGTTCCACAAATATGACCCGGTTGCTGTCATTGACGCGCTGGCCGACAATGTTGCGGAGCTGTCTACATTTGTGCCGCCAATCGCGCCTGTTGATGCCGCCGCCGTAATATTTGCCGCGCCAGCATACAACATATTGGCCGCGCCACTGACGGTGGCGGTGCCTGCGATTTGTGCCTCGCCGGTGCGAGCGCGGAAAGCTGTGGCGGTGGCCGTTGCTGCCGTTGCCGCGCTGGCATCAACCAAGCGCAATCTGACTGCGGCATTTGTCGCCGTGGCGGCCAGACTTGCCGCCGCAATGGTGGGCCGAACGCGCTGCGGGGTGGCGCTGGCGGTGCCAGACGGTGCCGCAGTTGCGGCACCGGCAAAGATTGCGCGCGGTGCCGCCGTGGCCGCAATCTCAACAGCCGCAGTTGCGCTTGTTACGCGAACGGCAAACGGCGTTACTGTAGAATTTACGCTTGCATTGGCCGTGGCCGCGCATTGGCGCAAACGAACTGCGCTGCCAGACGTGGCTGCCGATATGGTCGCAGCGGCGCTAGTTGGGCGTAATTTTTGGCAAACGGCGTTAGCGGTGACGGCAACGCTGGCGGTGGCTGATGCGGATTCCAGAAACCCGCCTATTTGTGCTGTTCCGTTCACCACAAGGTCAGCCGTTGCGGTAGTGGACCGCCGCCTGCTTGCAGAATTTGTTGTTGTAATTGCGGTTGCAGCTTGAGCGTCAAACTTGCGAATACGATTTATCGCTGGCGTTGCCGTTACTGAGATTGCGGCGGTGGCTTGCGCAAATT